TTTAAATAAAATGTCTAACTCTGCACGTAAAGCTTTTATTTCTCCGCGTAAGATTATGACATCTTGTGTCAAAGCATTATCCGCAGTTTCTAAAGCTTTTAACTGCGGTGTGTAAGAAACACCAGATTTTTGTTCTACTGCTTCTAAACGAGCTACGTAACCCGCGCCGGCATAACCAAATCCTGCTATGGTGCTGACCAAAGCTGCTAACGCTATCACCTGTCCTAATCTATTCTTTATCCAGTCCATATTATAAATTTGGTTGTGTAGCTTTTATTTTAACAAGATTTTGATAATTTGCATCAAACAATTTAGTGTATCCTAAATCGTTATCTAATATTTTACTGTCTGTATACAAAGCTTTTGGTGCATACCAAGACATATTATCAGGTATTACAGCATTACGATAATTATCAAAGCCCGGTACAAAATTTATAAAACTAATTAATTTGTCTTC